CTCTCCGATACAATCAACGCTAAGGAGGTATGCCATGACTGAAGAGCAACAAAAGCAAATGCTGTTGTTAGCTGTCCGATCTATGGTGATCGAGTTAGATGACCGACTCGGGGATGATAACCCGTGGAAGTTTATCGATTTCGATGCGTGGAACGTTCGTGACCTGTCCGCTGTGAAGCGAACACTTCATGAATTGTTATACGTTCCTCCTAAGCGAAGCTAGTACTTGAGGGGATTCTTTAGACGCGTTATGCGCCGTGGCCTTGACGGCACGGGGTTGTAACATGAAGGTGGTTACAACCCAGGGTAATTCCCACACGCTGCCCTTGAAGGGCTACACACTGAGGACGATAAGACAATGAGCCGCACAGACATCAACACCGTAGTTAATTTAAAGGGTGTGGTGAAATCATCTAGTTTTACTCCGGCATACGTCAGGTCTCACGACCTGAAGTTTTTCCCGGCAGTACAAACATCGGTGACGACATCCAGCCCCGCATATTACTCGGAGAAGAAGACTGAGCAGCGTACTAGTCTCGTATCGGCTAATTGGGGTACATCGTTACGGAGCAACCTATGGGGCTCCAAAGCGACGCACTTCCATCAGATGAATAATTTCAGTTACACCAAGGAGTATATTCACTATATACACGGCCACTCGGTAACGAGTAGCTGGCCCTTGGTGGGGACGTATAACATACCAGCAACCGTTTCAACGTACATCGGATACTCCGAGACGTCGAGCAACAGTGACCTGGCGTGGCATATGTCCAATTATTCATTTCCCTCAGCCTCTGAGATTGATGCAGCTGACAGGTTGCTGAAGAACAAGCTCCTTCTGAAGATAAAAGATCAGAAGATCAATGTTCAACAGTTCCTTGCCGAGCGCGACCAGACGATTCGGTTAGTTACCGAGACCGTCACGTCTATTGCATCTGCCATAAAGAACTTAAAACGTGGCAACATCAGAGGTGCTTTTGAACAAGTCGGTATACCGCTTAGTAACCGGTATTTACGGAAGTTCAACAAGCATTACGTGCGTGACCAGTCCGCGGCAATCGCCAACGGTTGGGTGAAGATGCAATACGGGGTTCGCCCCCTCCTAAACGACGTTAAGGGAGCCGCAGAGTTTCTCGCCCAGCGAATAGCTGAGCAGAAACCTCCGATTCAACGCGTCGTCGCGGTGACGACCATCGACACAAGAGCTGACCGCAAGTTTACTATCAAACCAGACTACGTTCGAAACGTAACTGAGTTGAATACTTGTCAATATACTATCAAGTATACGGTCTACTTTAAACAAAACCTCTCAGTTAGCAATCTGCCGACTCAGCTTGGATTAACCAATCCAGCGCTGATTCTGTGGGAGTTGACACCGTGGAGCTTTGTGGTTGATTGGTTCTTACCAATCGGCAATTTCCTTTCTGCGTTAGATGCTACTGTAGGTCTGACGTTCGAAGGAGGTTGTAAAACCGTGTTTATTCGGGCTAACGCCCGGAAAGACTTTACGGCCCACAATACTCGATGGGGCACAAACAGCTACGTTTACTCTAGTGAGCAGAAGACTTATAGGCAGAAAATCCAGTGCATTCGGACAACCCTTGCGGGTTTTCCGTCTTCACAGATTCCGGCTTTTAAGAATCCTGTTTCTACAGAGCACATGTTGAATGCGCTTGCATTACTTCGTCAGCAATTTCGCGGGCGAAGATAACTCTTAAGAGGTAATTACAATGACAGCTATCGCTGCATTGGTTCTGGCGGATGGTCAAACCACCCCAGTCAATCACACGTTCTCCCCTGTCAATATCGACCAGGCGGGCGTCGCGCGCTGGGCAGACCGTAGCGGTGGTATTTCGCTCGGTTTCCCTATTATCACTTTTTCGTTGCGTCAGCCTACCAAAGGCAGTCGCAATTACAAGTTGAGCGCGAAAGTGGTCACTCCTGTATTGGAAGTCACGTCGCCATCGACGTCGACCGGCATTCAACCGGCACCGACGAAGGCTTACGACCTGACTCTCAACATCGAAGCAGTTCTCCCTGAGCGCTCCACCCCACCCCAGCGAAAAGATCTGCTGGCGTATGGTAAAGCGCTCCTGAGCAACCCGGCTGTTATCCAGGCCGCGTTCGAGAACTTCGAAAGCGTTTACTAACGCTCGATCAGTCCCGTAAGGGCAAGAAAGGAGTATGCTTATGTCCTCTAAGAGGCAAAGCACGATGCAAGCCAAGCTTGCTCGAGACCACCGCATGCCATGGTCAGTAACTGACACCGCAGTATTCGATTTTCTCTCAGCCCTAGATACACCGAAGTCCCTTGCTGTCTGGCTATTGTTTTCGAACAATGAACACCAGCAGCTCGTTGACATCGATATCGATCCCTTGCACTTTGAAAATGCAAAGGATTTCAGGGATTCTTACGCCGCCTACGCCTTCTTGAGCAAAGCCAATTTTCTAAAAATTGACGTGTCCAAAGAGGAACAGGCGTACAAAAAGTTCTTTCAATACGAGGAACTTTGTAAGTCTACTAACAAACGTTTCCGGAATCTTGCGTTGGACCCGAACTACCACGGGCCCAATGTTTGGTTGCTTCAAGCGACCATACAGAAAATCGCATCAATTCTCGGGACGTTCAAAGCTGATGAGTTTGTCGATACGGCAAATTGGGGACCAGGCGTGTCCACCTTGATGAAAGGTGAGCACGTTTCGGCCATCAATAAGTTCCATTCAGAGAATGGAATGACGCGGGATCTGTACGCCCTCGTAGGTCCGTGGTTCGCTACGGCCTACCCCTTGTGGTCGGAGCACCTGACGCTGAAATACGGCGAAGAGTGCTTTAACTATCAGGTTGGGAACAACATCGTCACCGTGCCGAAGAATTCGAAAACTGATCGTGTCATTGCCGTGGAACCAGGGTTAAACCTGCTCTTCCAGAAAGGCATTGGTGGCATGATCAAGAAACGTCTCCTTCGGTGGGGGATCGACCTTAGGGACCAAAAGATTAATCAGCGCATGGCGCGTGCTGCCTCGGTTAATGGCATGCACGCAACTGTTGATTTTTCCTCTGCGTCCGATTCTATCAGCAAAGAACTTGTACGGGAGCTACTGCCCCCGGATTGGTTTCAGCTGATGAATTGTACTCGATCCTCCCTCGGTAGGCATAACAATCAAGTTCTGAGGTGGGAGAAGTTCTCCAGTATGGGGAACGGCTTCACTTTTGAACTTGAATCGCTGATTTTCTACGCTGCGGCTCTTGCCGTTCGCGACTACCTCAAGGTAGATGGAGATATCAGTGTCTATGGGGATGATGTTATCCTCCCTACGGACTGTTATGCCCTCTTTGCAAGCTTCAGTGAGTTCCTTGGATTCCGCGTGAATCCTGAGAAGAGTTTCTCTCAGGGTCCGTTTCGTGAATCTTGCGGGGCGCACTGGTATGCTGGCGTCGACTGTAAGCCAATCTTTCTCAAAGAAAGAATCCAAAGTGTACAAGCCGTTTACAAACTGGCTAATAGTGTCCGGATGCTTGCTCATCGCTACCATAGTTACGGTAGTTGTGATTCTCGCTTTCGTCGCACTTGGTCTCATCTTTTCACCAGGGTTCCAAAGCCTTTACGGTTTGGCATTTCCAGTGGGTACGGTGACTCCGGCTTCGTAGTTAATTTCGACGAAGCCACGCCAGCACAGGCCTCGTATGGTATCGAAGGATATTATACGAGTGCCTTGCTTGAAATCGGTGTAACCGATTCCATGGACAGCGTAGCCGTTTTATTGGCGAGGCTGAAGGCTGTCAAAGGTGTAACAATCTTTGGCAAACTTTCGACGCAAGGGTTTGGTAATAACTACACCCTCAGAGGCCGTACAAAACTCAAAGTGTCACGAGTTTTGATAGCACAGTGGTACAACCTTGGGCCTTGGACATAGTCCTCGGTTTTCTTTGCAAATCAGTGTATTGTTACTCGAAATTAAAATAATACTTAATTCCGGATAATGACGCAGCTAGAGATGCTGGAGGGACCAAGAAATCCCCTTAG